TAGGTATCTGCCCTGTGTTGGGATTAGAATGAGTACAGCGAGAGGTAATAGCACCCATGTGATTAACTCTACCATGTATCTTACCCTTCTCTTCAAGCTTAAGCCACGCTTGCTTACCTGTAGCTAGCTGACCTATTCGTTTGTTGAGGAGTAGGTACTCATTTAGTAGCTTGGCTTCTGGCATATCAATACCAGCTAGTACTGTCTCGTCTACCTTAGGCTCACCTGTCTCAGTGAATAGCTCAGGCTTCCAGCCTCGCTTCATTAGTCGATCAGCAATCTGCTGTCGTGATGCAGGGTTGAAAGGGATAGTCTTTGTCTTAGTCTTAAGCTCTATAATAGTAGGCTCAAAGGTATCAACCAACTCCTGCTCAATCGTACCCCTACGTCCTGCAAGAGTGGCATACAATTTCTGTGCAGCCTCGACATCAAAGTTAAAACCTCGCTCCTCTTGCTGGATGAGTAGGGTGTGTAGTCTGTGTTCAAGGTCAAGGGCTGGTTTACTGAAGTCCTTTGACTTGATCCTTTCGTACAATACCTTGGTGACACTCGTGTCTTGTATGCAGTAGGTGAGCATGTCAGAGGTATATGTTGTAAAGCTTTCGCTACCATTATTGAAGTCACCTTTTAGTTCTCCTAGTCTGTGACCCCATGCCTTTAGGCTATGACTACCAATCAACTTAGCAGGGAAGTTTCCCTTCCTGTGTAGCTTGAAGTCTAGTTCCTTTAGGTGAGGCCAGATTGTTCGTGAACATACCAACGTGTCTACGATCTTACCAGTGTAGGTATAATCATAAAGCTTCTTCATCACACGCAAGTCATAGTCAATTACGTTATGTCCAACTAATGTTGTTACATTGTCATCCATAAACTGTAAGGCTTCTTGCATCTGTGTTGGGTCAAAGGTGTGTACCTCATCAGTCTCTACGTTTCTGAAGACATGACACCATACTTGATTTACTTCTTTAAGTAAGTTGTCTGCTTCTAAGTCCCATATGTATTCCATACTGTGTCTCCGCACTAGTTAAAATTCTAAGTCTTCATCATCCTCTTCAAAGAATACCTCTACCATTCTGCCTGTATCCTTAATGTACTCTAGGCTATTACACAACCCTGTCTCACCTGACCATCTATTCTTCAACACTCTGATGTGTGAGATGTGTGGGTTGTCCTTGTCCTGTTGGTTACGCTCAAGTCCTACAACGATGTCACTAAGCTGACCGATAGCAGCACTACCACGTAACTGTGCCATGCTAGTCTGTGCGCCATCCTCGTGTCCTTTGTCACCTGATGGACGCTTGAGGTGAGAGATAAGTATGAGGCCACAGTTAAGTTCCTCAACCAGAGTACGCAAGCGAGTCATAGTATTGTCTATCAATCGCCTTTCATCTCCACCCTCTAGCCCACTAACAACGATACTAATGTGATCAAGTACAATGTAATCGCAGCCACAACCACGGACAAGGTAGCGTATCTTGGATAGCAGATTATCACTATCAGTGCTACCCCAGTGATCGTACAGATATACTCTACCAGACCCAACTGTTGCATCAAAGGCATCTTTCAATTCCTCTTCGTTGATGTTAAGTCCTTGTAGGTGGAGAGGTCTGTTAAGTTCGATAGACATGAGGCCAAGGGCAGTACGCTTGATGTTCTCTTCAAGTGCAATGTAACCTATGGTCTGTCCATTGTTGATGAGACTGTGTGCTAGCTCACGTGCTAGTTGTGACTTACCAATGCCACTACCAGCAGTGATGGTTACTATCTCACCCTTACGACAACCACCTGTCTTCTCTTGTAGTCCTGCGTATGGATAGGCTACTGCCTCTCTGTCATCCACAGATGTGACCACATCCCACAGTTCAGTGCCAGCTACAATACCATCAGGTCTGTATGTCTTAGCAGACCAGACAGCATTGATCAGTTCCTCACTGCGTCCTGCCTGTAGCATCTCACTAGCATCCTTGAGTGGAAGCGTAGCAATCTTAGCCTTGTTAGGTGGCAGGATGTTAGCACACTCACGTGCTGCTGCTTGACCTACATCATCCTGATCAAACATAAGAATGATGCTGTCGTATTTACAGAGCCACTCAATGGCATTAGCTACTGCTTTCTTAGCACCTGCTGCACCATTGGGTACACTCACTACACTATACTTGTTGTCAAAAGTTTGACTAAGTGATAGTGCATCCACCTCACCCTCTACAATAGTAATCATCTTACCATTGTCACGGCACAAATGCTGACCATACAAGCCAGCCTCTTTGAGATTACCTAGTACACTGAAGTCCTTGTTAGCAAAGCGTAGCTTCTGTGCTACCACCTCACCATCCTTGTTGTAGTAGCTGGCTACTTGAACAGTCTTGCCATGATAGTCAGCTACCCCATAACCCCAATGTCTTGCAGTCTTCTCAGTAATCTTCCTCTTGTTCAGAGCAATAGGCTCTGGTCTAAGGAAGGTATCATTGTAGTCTGTGATACGTACCACGTTCTGCATGTCCTCTCCTTCTGGTGGAGTGTAAGTGTTACAAGAGAAACAGTAGTGATGACCATCAGTATAGAAAGCATTGGCATCACTACTGCCACATTTCAAACAGGCTTCATGCCCAATGAGTTCGCTATCCTCTTCCACCTAACCCATTCCTTAAGGTACGTGCAGTGTTCTCTAGTCCCTTGGCTATGTCTAAGATTAGATCATCGTCATACTTGATGTCATCTGAGAGCATTGCGTGTGCCATGTCATAGTAGTTCTTATGCTCTACCAATTCATGCTGGTCTAGATAGATTGACACACTCAATCCATTGGTATCAAACTCAGCGTTCATGTCTACTTCGGATACCCATTCTTCCTTTACGTCAATGACACTCATGTCAACCACTCCTTAGGTATAGTTCCTTCTGCCCAGACAAAACCTTGTCGGTCTGCCCACTCACCACATGTCATCTTAGTACCATCCTTCCTTTTCTTAGCACCCTGTATGGTAGCACTAGCGTTCTGAAAGACAAAGCGTACATCCAACTCTGGATACTGTGTCTTGACTGCCTTCATCTTACGCTGGCTATCCTGTCTAAGATAACCCTTGAGTTCTACAATCATACTACCGATTGCTAAGTCAGGGATGTAGTGACGCTCCACATGGTAGGCCAGTTTCTCTGGCTCGTATACATATGGAACGCCACGCTCATCTAGGTCTGAGATAACCCTTGCCTCAAAAGTCCCTTTCGTCATTGACACTATCCTGTGGTGTAACTGAGGTATCATCTTCAAAGCGAGCTTCTTGGTTGTCGTCCTTGGCTACTGCTGCAGCAACAAACCCACCCTCTACTGGCGTTAGGTCACTGGTATCCATAGACTCTGCTAGGTGGAGAATCTGAAGCTGCTTAAAACGTAGTGACACACCCACTGTCTTGTTACTAAGCATTACATATGGGTAAGGCTCGACCACAATCTTAACTGTGGATTTAGCAGTCACCTTAATTGGCTCAGTAATAGGTGTTGGTGTTTTGCCATCAGAACTACTACTAATTCCCATAGCGGCGTCCCACACTACTGGCTTCTGAGTAAATGAACCACCATCCCTCTTCTCAACGACAGCACTAAGCTTCGCTTTGATTAGTGTTTCACCAGTCTCATTGCCATCCATGTCTCTTGACTTGGAACCTGTTGGTACTATGGACAGGGACTCAGAGAGTTGCTTGCGCTTATTCTCAGGAGCTTCCTTGATAGCTTGGTCTAGCTTCTTCTGTGCTAGTTCATCAAGATATTCACATAGTTTTTCAGCACGTTCTGGTTGTAAGTTGATAGCTACGTCATACACACCATGCGGTTTGACGAACTTTTTGTTAGGTTCAAAGGCGTTACACCATGCAACAGTTCCTTCGATTGTGATCGTATCCATATAGTAATCTCCTATGATTATGGATCGTTAGTCTAGCTATAGGTACAGTTTAGAACTAGGCAAAAAAGTACTGTGATTCCAGTATCTTATGTAGCTCCAACTTACCCTTAGCTGGTGGGTGTGGAACATCATCTGTTCCAAGCGTGACAGTAGCATGATTACGTAGCTCTGTCAACACATCATGTTCAGTATACAACCGAACAAACTCTTCTCGTAGTATCTCAGACAGGCGTGGCATGTCAGAACTGTGTGTTCCATAGCTGTCATGCACCATAGCAAAGTCATTGATACCCTGTAGCTTACAGCTATTGATAGTCTTAGTCATGGCTGCAGCATCCATTGAGTGGATGAAGTTAGGACTAGCAGCAGAAGCAGTACGCCTCTTACTTACCTCGTTCTCCCTATCCTTGTTAAAGATAAGCTGCAGTGTACTACCATTGATATGTGTATAGATACGTTTCTTATCTACCTCGTTGTAGTTCTGCATGACCAGCCAGTTAGTAGGTGTGATCCATTCCATGTGCTTATTGTGTGCAGCATACACTGCACCAACATCCTTGATGTAGTCCATCACCTGTCTTGCTGACTGGATGACACCATTGATAGCAGACCACACGTGCCTTGATAAGTAAGTTGTAGCAGCAAAGAGATCATCACCAAAGATATCATGCTCACCCTTCTCTATCCTGTCACGCACTGCTTCCTCAATGTAGGTACGACAGGCATGGATAGTACCACTGTAAGGTACAATCATCACTGATCTTTTGGTCAATGACCTGTTGATACCAAACTCTATAAATTTTTTCGCTAAATTTTCGCCCTGTTCTGCATCTAGTCGTACTGCCTTTAGTGTTTCTTCTGCTACATCAGTGTAGATATCCTGAGGCACAGTAGCAGGTACTAAGTTGGTAGTCCTAGCTCCATCCTCATCTCGTAGGATAGCTGACAGATGCTGTAGTCCATTACAACTACCATCAGCAGACGTAGGTAGGTGAGACATAAAACCCCAACCTTCCTTCAATAGACTACTGAACTCAAAGCACCAGCCCAAGAATTGGAAGGGCTTGTCAGCATCCAGCCACCACAAGTTATCGTATGGGTTATCTGCTACTCGTTTAATCTCATCAGCATTATCCCATGCCCATCCCTCGCGCTGGTCTAGTGTCACCTTGTCATTACCATACAGGTTAGCACCATGTATACACAACCAACGTGCGTCATCCCAATTGTTGATAGGCTTGCCTGTCCTAAACATCAAGAGTGACTTGCTCCAGTCGGCTGACTGTGGTGACATGAAGGTACTGCTAGCATACTTGCGTGACCTGAAGTCATTCTGCCACACATAGTAGAACTCATCGTACTTACTGTACTGTTCAGCGATCTGCAGTGTACGCTCAACTTGGATACGTTTACTCACTGTCCTGTTGTTGTAAGTGTACACCTCTCCACGTTTCTTTGACCAGTTCCTAAACTCTTGCTTCTCCTCTTCATCCATAGCTGCTGGTTCCTTGTTAAAGGGGTACGCAGGCAGTGGTCTGTCCTCTCTGGCTGGTAGCCCACCCCACTCCTGCCCACTGTCCCACAGTGAGCGTGTAATCTCCAGCAATGGCCTATTGATTTGCCATGCAGTGTGCTGCAGTGTGTTGAGGCAGTCAAACTCCTGAGATAAGTCTTGCTGTTTCAGCTTGGTCATGTGTTCCTTCATAACTCATCTCCTTCTGATTATTGGTAGGTCATCTAGAAACTCTGCGTGATACCCACCACCATACACACTAGTCCAATCCTTGGGTGGTATGATGCATGGTGTCCAGCGTGGACGCATAGTTTCATTGTATTCATTAAAGGCTTTGATCCATTCCTCTGTCAGTGGTGTAGCACGTAGGAATGTGGTAGTCTTTTGTCTTGATGTGGTTAGTTTCTCTAGCTTCACGACACCTGTGTTCTGAATCACGACATCAATCAGCCTTAGTCCCACATGTATGCGTTGTTCTTTAGTCCAAGCTAGGTGTTTATACCCATCCTTGTTCATCTTGTTGGTCAAGCCAAAGCGTCTAGCAGTGATGCCCTTCTCATTGGCTTTCTTAATTGTGTTCCTTGCAATGCTACCCTCTGCAGCTATCCAGTTCTCTAGCCTGTCCTGCATCTCTACGTTACCACCAACATCCTTGGCTACGTTGATCAGCGTGTTAGACTTACTGATGCCATCAACCATAGACACCAGTGTTAGGTAGGCTATCTTGTCTGGTGGCATGTCCTGCAGTTTCTTATAGGCTATGTCTCTGTTACTAGTGGGTGTGTCTTGTAGTTTCTTAACACCCTCAGTCGTAGCAGATACAACAGTAGCTATCATAGCCCTGCCATGTAGGGTAGCAGACTCTCTGCCCTTGCTGATAGCACTATCCTTTTCCTTATTAAATCTAGTGATACCTGCAGTCAACATTTCCTGTTCAAGTTGCAGTTGATTTTCTAAACTGTACCTCAAGAGAAGACCCCCCCTGTTACATAT